TGTTTAAATTTCTTTGTATGTACACTTGGTTTTGTCTTTGCGTCTTTATCACCAGGTGCAGGATCATTGTCGTTTTTAGTAGTATCTGTATTTTTAAAATGATCTGCTCTTTTTGATTTTGTGTCTTTTGACATATCTTTGTAATACTTTTTAGGTTGTGTTCCGTCTTTTTTCTTAACGTCTTTATCTTGTGGCAACCTATCCATATCTTCTTTAGTAGAAACTGCTGTAAAGCCGTAATCTACATCTAAATTGTGTTCTCTCACTTGTGCCTCTCTATCTGCTGGATTTGGTAAGCAATCCCATATCCACGCTTTGTGTAAATTGTTGTTGTTATCTTCTAGTACAATATAATTTGTACCTTTTCTTATCACTTTTCCATCTATATCTTCTTTGATATATTTTATTTTATCTCCTATATTAAAGATCATTTCTCTAATATATAAATCTCTAATTTGATTTTGTTCAAATTCTTGTAAGGTTTTTATTGGTCTAAAGTTAGTATCGTATTCCATACTTGCTACTAATCTCATTCCTTTTCTTACGTCTTTAAATAAATCATCTGCATTTCTGTATGATGATGGTACACCTCTTTTGAAAGTAGTAAAATCATCTTTACTAGCGGCATCCCTCATCTTACTTGCTGACATACCTGATACACCTTCTGAATCTGGATCTCTTTCACCTGCTGATAATACATTAATATTATCAAAGTTATAATATCCGTGCCTACTTCTTACATCATTATACTTGTTAAGTATTGTTTCAAATTCTCTAACTCTATCACTACCTACGACCATAAAGATTTCAGTAAATCCTTGTCTATGTAATTTACTTGCTATATCTAAAATCATATTAGTGTTATTGATTTCAATGTTTCTACTATATCTAGGAAACATCATTTTCATATGAGTTAGTTTTGTTCTAGGCGATAATGGATTCTTTTTAGGATCATTACTTCTACTTAAATATATTTTGAAAGTATCTGCTCTAACACTTGCAACTTTATTAATTAGTTTTTCGTGTCCAGATGTTGGTGGATTAAATCTACCAAATGTAAATGCAATTGATTTTCTTCTCTTTTCGTTTATACTTAAATCGTCTATCTCTTTATCAGTTACCACACCATCATCTAATATCTTCTTACAATATTTGTAGAAAGTTATATAATGGTATTTCTCTAACATCTTATAGATTACTGCTTTAGGTAATCTATTTTTAATTCCAAATTGTCTTATTTGTTCAGGTGACATATCACTATCAAATGCTTTTCTTCTATCTGCTATAACTACATCACCTATTTTTATTATGTCTTCTATACTATCTTCTATTTCTTCTAACTTATCTTTTACTTTATCTTGTAAATTTAAAACATCATTAGTTGTTAATCCTTTTAATTCTTTATAATCTATTATATCTCTTTTTAATTCACCTTTAATAACGTCTATCTCTTGTACTTTTTTATCAAAATCTTTTACATATAAAGAAGGATCAAATTCAAAATCTTCAGGTCTTTTTACAAATTTATTTTTACCTATATCAAATACTGCGTCTGCCTTTTTATTCTGATCTTCATAAGTTTGTTTATCTGTAATAAAATAATAGTTAATAGGATGTCGTGTACCAGGTATTAGTTTACCATTTACACTATCTGGTGATTTAGCAGACAAATACTTTTGAGATAATCTTAATCTTTCTTCTTCTTGTTTTTCTTTTGGTACATCAAACAATACATTAATGTCAAGGTCAGCGTCATCTCTATATCTTTTAGTTAAGATAGAACCTATTAATGAATAATCTAATATAGGATATTCTTTTTTAAATTCTGTAAATTGTTTCATAATCATACCTATAATTTCAGGTTTGATTTTTGGATCTTTATCTTCAGGATTAGAGAATACACCTACAGCATAAGTCTGTCTAGGTATATCAATAACAGCGTCTTGTAGATTCTGTTTCTGATTTTTTAAATGTTTAAATATGTAATCTTTAAATCTCATATTCTTCTCTTTGCCTCTAACTCTCTTTTAATCCACGACATTGCAATTTGTGTTTCTGGTTTACTTCTTAATCTACTTCTAATAAACCTTGAAGCAGTATTTAAAGTTTGTGTAACTAATTCTTTATCATCTTTATTGTTATCTACTATTAACATTTTACTATGTCCAAATACTTTTTGAAACGCACCCATATTTGCTTGAACACCTTTCCAACTTTTTTGTACTATGTATTCAGGTATTGATCTACTTCTAGTTCTATTTCTTTCTAACGCAACATCTAAACTTGTATTTACAAATATCATATAACAATCGTATCCAATATTTCTTAATAAATTATATTGTCTTTGTATAGACGGATAATCTCTTGCCGTACTATCTACAATCATACCTAGTCTGCCTTTTAAATAAGTATCCATTTGTTTTCCAGCAAATTCTTTTGCACCTTGTCTAATTCTATCTCTAAAATATTTTTCTTCATCTGGCATTTTTAATGATAAATTTGCTTTTCTTAAATCTCTTTCAAACTTAACATCTGAATTAACTAGTTTTAAACCTGTACCTGCAAATGCTGATTGAGTTACAAAAGTCTTACCTGAACCAGGACCACCTGCAAGAAAAAATGCCTTGAAGATACCTGGATCGTAAACACCTTCGTAAATATAATCTCTAACTTCTTGTAAAGTTTTTTTCATTATCCTTTTACCCAATCTTTTGCAATAGTAAAGTTTGCTCTACTAAATTCTAATCTATCTACAAGTTTAACTGCACCTGCTTTTTTATCTACTGCAACAAATCCTTCTGGATTAGTTACTCTATAACCATTAGGTGTTCTAATAAAATGACCTATACTTTGTATCTGCGATAGTTTTTGTATTAAATAATTCTTTGCATTACCTAAACTTACGTGAGAAGCAATAGCAAAATATAATGCACTTCTATTTCTATCTATAAATTTTAGACCATCTGCTTTTGCTTTAATATATCTTTCTTTACCTCTAGCAGTTTTTCTATCAGAAATTTCTGCTGTTAAAATTTGATCGTAATACTCTCTAAACATATCTTGTAATACTTTAACTTTTGCCATAGAGCTACCTTTAGAAGATTTTATATAGTGATTGAAAAATGACTTTAATCTAAACCCTACTGATAAACTATCATTTGATTTCATAACATTTAATAATGGTGCCGCCTTTAGTAAAGAACCTTCTGCCATTCTTATTAGTCCATCAAATCTTGCTAACTCGCTAGATGTAAATGTAGATGAACCAGACGTATCAGTATAACCTGCACTTGCCAAATAAACTGCTGTTGAACCTGTCTTACCACTAATAGTTCCAAACCCTGCTGTTAGTGATGACATACTTTTGCCTGTGTAGTAAGTGTGAAATACAATACCTAATCTTGCTCTGCTAATTCTTCTTCCTAAACTAGAGTTTATTGGTACTGCATATGTGATAGTATTAGGTGTAAAGGTTATCATTTTTTGACCATCTATACCTGCAAGTTTAGTATCACCTTTTGTAAATAATAAATCGCCTTGATAGATACCATTGATACCTAGTCTTTTTAATTCTCTTAAACATACAAGTAATTTAGCGGCAACAGGACCACTATGATTTCTTGCAATATCGCCAGGTGTGTAATTGATTTTAGGTGTTTTGTTGAAGACTGATTTTGTGCCGACAAAAAATTTGCCGTTCTCAGGATTTTTACCTGCGATAATAGCAGGTGCGCCGTCCCACTTAACAGACATATTAACTCGTCCGCTTGAAGAACCTGCCAGCATATTTCTTACTGACTTTAAAAAACTTATTGCATTACGTCCACCATCTGAACCACGATTAATTATATCGTCTTCTAAATGTTCAAGGTGTGTATTCTTTTCTGTGGTAATAAAACCTTTAAAACTAAACATTTCTCTCCAATTTGTTCCATTAATATAATCACATTTTCCATATAAATCAATAATACTATTTATGTTATTTCTTTACTCCATTATACTGCAATTTTAACATATTAAATTTACCTAATTTACCTTTAGGTTTTTCAGGTCTAAACCCAGCATCCGATCTAATAGTCATTTTTAAAGTTAATTTTTTCTTATTACTCATTAAATCTATAAACCATTCTTGTACTGAAGACGTATTTAAGTATGCTTTAACTTTAGTTACTTTAGGTAAAAAATTAGGCAATGGATCACCTAGTTCTTTGTATGTATCTCTAACTGCTTTAACAACTATTAAAGGTACTTTTTGTGCTTTCTGTAATCTAAATTCTTTTGTAATCCATTCTTTTGTTGCTTTGACATTTTTATTTACCATCTTAGCAACCTCTTCTCTACAAACTTTATTCATTACACCATAACCTTGGTCAAACTTATTAAAATCTCTTTTAAAAAATGCTACTAAACTTGAAACCATATCTGGATTAGGTTTTGTTCTATCATTACTTTGCATATAATAATTGTTTTCATTTACCGTTTTAGGTACTTTAATTTTAGAATATACTTCTTTCCATAATCTTCTTTTTAACTTATTCTCTGCTTGAGAGTCAAGTGCTTTATAATAAGGTTGTCTTAAAGTTGTTCCTACATAGGTGTTTAATTTAGGTTCCATAGATTTTTCTTTACCTGCTTTTAAACTAACTCCTGTAATCTCTCCATTCTTGTGCATAATGAATACATCACCTGAATGATTTTCAGGAACACCTTTAGGTTTTTTTCTATATCCCCATACAACATAATCAATAGGATTATCTGCGTGAGTATGAAATAGATAACAAGTAATAGCAAAAGCATTTTGCATTTTTTCATCAAACAATGTAGGATTAATCCTAGAAAATGCTAGAGAGATATTTTCTTTGCCTGCTTTATTATCTTGTGCGTCTATGTATGCTTTGTTGTTTTTATTGTCGTAATCGTAAATGAAATCTTGTAGTTCTTTTACGTTGGTAGGTTTTTTGTTTTTAGTGTTGAACCACAATGCTGGAAACAGCTCCGTTATAGTTGCTGTTATAGTTGTTTGTGCTCCTCCTTGTAAATAATCTGCCATAGTTCTCTCTCTATAACATATTTATAAGGGAGTGTCAAGCCTTGGTCCAAAGAAATTGTGGTATTCCGCCGTTCATTTGCCAGACTTTATGTTTGTTTTGAAAGTCTGCGAGTTTTTGTGCGTCTTCTTCAAAAAAGTATTCTGCAACAGCATTGTTATTAGGTTTTTCTATAACTTGCCATATAAATTTACGACCTTTTTTCTTCATCTTAACTTTGTAAGATAGAGTATCATATTCTTTATCCGATTTAGGTTTTCTATCACCTCTATGAAATCTAACTCTTTGTTTTTTAGGCATACTATACTTTGAAATCTGAAAACTTATCGTAAGGGTCTTCTAATTTAAGTTCAGGTTCCTTTCCTTTATCTACTATGTTTTGTGCTGAGTTTTCAACATCATATAATTTCATTTTTGCCCTATCAACACCTATAATAAATGATCTATTAATACCTGGATCGTTGTATCTATTCTTTAATTGTTTGACTTTCATTTGACCTAGTTGTTCTAGTTCCTCATTTGATTGTAAAGCAAACATAAAGTCAGCAGTTGCAGGTAAACCAAAAGACTCTGCCGTATCTTCTAAACCAATATCAGTTGATACATAACCAGTTCTAGTTGTTTGTGTTGCACTAAAGATTGGTACATTAAACTCAACAGCAAGACCTCTTAATTCTTCAGCAATTGCCTTGATAAAGAAATATGATCCTACATTACCACCTTTAAATCTAGCACTAGTACATATGTTAAGATAATCTATAAAGACAACATCTGGTCTAAAACTTTTCTTTAATGATAGTTCATTAAACAATGCTCTAAAATGACCTGCGTGAGCAGACGCAGTTGGATATTCTTTGATAATTAATTTACCAGTTGATCTGTTTTTTACTTTTAATATTTTAGAATCATACAAATCTTTTGGTAAATGATGTAAGTCATCCATAGATACATCTAATAAATTTGCGTCAATTCTTTCAGCAATTCTTTCTTCCGCCATTTCTAAAGTAATATACAATACATTTAAACCTTGTGCCAAATAAGCACTAGCACAATGACACATAAACAAAGACTTACCTACACCCGTACCTGCAAGAGCAATATTTAATGTTTTACTTGGTACACCGCCTTTTGTAATTCTGTTGAAGTAAGATAAATCAAATTGATACTTCTTCTCTTTTGTATGATAAAATTTAAATCTGTCGTCTGCGTCTTCTATATAATCGTGCCCTATATGTTTATCAAAACTAACTGCTAATGCGTCTGCAAGAATACTAGGTATTGCCTCTTGTGTTCTCTTTTTATCTTTACCATCTAAAATTTTTATACCGTCTAATACTGCATTGTGAACAGCACGATCTTTACAAAACTTTTCTGTTGTATCTAACAACCATTGTTGATCTATTTCTTCAGGATTTAATGAGTTGATTAACTCTTTTACTATTCTATTTTCTTCTTCGTTTATATCTTTACGATTGCCTAGTTCAATTAATATTGATTCTTTTGATGGCAGATTTTTATACTTCAATACAAAAGTATTAATCTCTTGGAATAAAATTTGTTCTTCTCTTTTAGGAAAAAAGATTTCGTTTATAAAAGGTAAAACTTTTCTAGTATAATCTTCATTGAATATAAGATTTCTTAATATTGTATATTCTATTCTTTCATTATTCATATACTACTTTACCACCTTGTATTTGTTTTTCTAATTGTTCTACTAGTATGTCACCAATATAATCTATAAACTCTTGTTTGTCAATGCTGGTTTCTTCGTGTGGATTAAATATAATGTCGTAATCAAACTTCATAGGTAAATTACCTTTGTCGTCTTCTTCTTTTGCAAAACCGACTTTACCGTATTTGTATATAATACCTTTGTACTTACCTTGTAATAACTTTATACAAGTAAAGTCATCACCTTCTCTTTGTACAAAAGCGTATTTGTTATTCTTCGTCTGATCCGTAGGTAAATTTTCTTTTGGCATATTCATCAATCTTATCTAATGTTTCCTTTGTATAATACTTCTCAGGATTCTCATTGATTGACTTACCAAATACTTTAGAACCATCAGGCATTTCGTATCTTGTAGATACTTTTTTAAATACACCTGCTTGTTCACCAAGTTCTAATAAACCATAATGTTTATCTAGTCCTTGTTTGTATGTAAGTCTTACATCTATTTGAGCATTTTCTTTTGTTATCCGTGATTTATAATTTTTACAATGAAT